TTAATCTATGAGTTCTAAACGTTTCATTACCGCATCAACTTTTTGCGCGTTAAAGGGCTTAGCTATAAATTCTTTTGCGCCTAGCTCCCAGGTATTTTGCACTGTTTCAAAGCTATTGTGGCCTGAACACATAACAACATGTGCATGAGGGTGTTCGTTGTTAATCGACTCTAAAATTTCAATGCTTTCAGAATCAGGTAAATCAACATCTAAGAATATAACGTTGGGTGATTTTTCAATAAGCAGAGGTTTAGCACAATTAAAATTATCGCACTCAATAATGTCATCAAAACCTAAACCGGCTAATACTTGGCTTAAATCAGCGCGGATCTGTTTAACATCATCAATAATTAAAATTGGTTCGAGTGGGCGTACAAATTCCATATGAATACTTCAATGTTTTTTACGGCTTGTGCTTTAATATTAAGCTAAGCATTAAGGAACCTCAAGGTGATAACTATGAATAACCATAATAGTTGTTTAAAGCCACCTAATGTCCGATACCGTCTAGTATTGGACTTAGTGGGCTTGAAGCTTTTAAAATAGAGCGCTGCTTATATATAGGTATATTACTACCTATAATTTATATTATGTTAAATAGTATAAATATGTACTTAATCAAACTAACTGTCTGTAAGGGGTTGTTCATTTCTAGAATAATGATGATATGAGGATTTTCGCCCTCGTCTTTTGGAAAAGCCCATTATTACTGGGGTTAGCTAATCCTGAGCGGAAAATTAGTTAAATTTGAATTACGCTTGGTTTTAGACGAAACCTGTTCAAACTGACTCATTACCCAATCATTCCTGCTCATTATACGTTTAGAATTAGATCATTTCTGATCGTTTAACTTTCCTTTAAATACACTTTAAACGCCTTTTAAACGCTGTTTAAATATTTTGAGCTGCCGATATTTAAAGTTTTTCGGCAGCTATAATTGTATTGAACTGCGGTCCTAGCTCTATTGTGATCATAAAACCTTGGTACGATATTTTTACTTGGTTGCCTATATAAGCAAACGTATTTGGATTTTGAACAGCGTTCATTAGTTCGTGTATTTGTTCAATTGCTAATTGGCTAGTTAAGAGCTTTTCAATTTGAGCGCTGCTCACGGTAACAGTGCTACTATATATAGGTGCGTTTTTACGTGATAACTCGTTTAGTAAATTTACTGGCAAGTGCCCTAGCGTAAATTGCTGGCCATCAGCTCCCGATTTTTTAAGTGCCAACTTTGCTGCTTGTAAGTTTACCTGCTTTATATAGTACTGCTTAGATTTTAAAACCGCCTCGTTAAATTGTGGTACCGCCAGTTGTTGTAAATCCTTTGACAGATTTATAACTGACTTACCCGCTGCAATGTCTGCACCTAACCATGCTTTACCTGGATTATAATCCCAACCTAAATCAATGCCTGGTAACTTACTTAGTTCTTCACCTGTTGATGGATCAACAACATTAAATGACTCCATAAATTTATCTACTTTTTCAGGCTTTGTAACTGTTAAGCCCATACGTGCTATATCGCGCGCATTAAGTGACACCACTTTACACCTGCAGTTATAACCATTCGGTGGATAATGTGTATCCCAAAAAGGATGATCCACAGGCAATAAAATATAATTCCACTTACCGTGTTCAGGTCTTACGCGGCTATCACCAGCAGTTAAGTATAATAAATAAGGTCTGCGCTGTTTTATACGTTCTTGTTGTTGCCAACGACCAGCAGCACGCGCAGTGTTTTTATTGTTTTGATAGATAACTTTAGTACGCCAGCCCCGCTTGCCATTGTATGACCAACCTTGATCACCCACTATTTTGTCAAAGCGTTTTCTAAAGTCCGATATAGTTTCGCCGTCACTAATTGCTTTATCTACTGCTTTATATAGCTCGTTAATGATCTCGATTTGAGTTGCACCGGCAACAGTAAATGCCTTGGCGTGAATTAAGCCTTGTAAATCTTTATATGATTCACTGGTTAGCTTAATTTTGTCTTTAAAGTGAGAAATGGCTTCCTTGAATTTTACAAGGTCGCCATATTGTGGAGCTGGTAAGGCCATATTATTGCTCTTTTAGTGACTGTTGAATGTCCTGAATTTCATTTCTTCGTGAATTATCACGGCTATTACCAAAGAAGAAATTCAATATTGACGCTACAACGGTGCCTAAAATAAAGCCCAAAATGGTGTCTGCAAAGCGTGTGGCGGTATCAGGAATGGTTAAAAACGTTATACAGCCTATGTATATAACCGTTGCAACCGACCAAAACCACGCATAGTAATAAATGAAGCGTTTAGAAAACTTATCATCTTGATTAAGTGCCTGTATCTGCATATTTCTGGCGCTTTGAGTGTTTTTAAACGCTAAATCATCAAGCTCTTTTTCACGGTTTAATATGGTTTGCCTGAGCTCTTGTTGTAATGCACTCGATTGCTGAATACGGTTCATAGCCTCTTGGGGTGAACCGCCATTAGTGAGTGTTTGTGCCATATCAACAACTTTAGACGCGACCTTTGATCCATTGTCGCCCCCTATCCAACTGCCTATTTTTTTATCCAAACCAGTAAGCTTTGCAAGGCCTAGTGCTATTGTAATTGGGTCCATAGTTATACCTTAATATAGTCATCGTAAGATTTGCCGCCAATTTTAATAAGCTCTAAACCTTCAAGCTTTTTATACTGACGGACGAGGCTTTTAGCGGTTGTAAAATCGCATGTGTGGTATAGAGTTACTTCATAAAGCTCTGGCATTTCTTTTTTTGCACGGCGCTTACCCCATATTTTTTCAAAACTTTTAATTGATTTAGCTGTATGTTTTGCGCGGGTTCGTTTACGCCACACATCAGGAATACATGCAGGGCGCTCGTTGTCTTTAGAGTACCAGCCGCCTTTAATTACACCGTCTACGTAAACCACTAAGCTTGTTTTAGACTCAGATACGCGCCCGCGTGTCACGGTTACTTCAAACTCACCATATTTGAAAATAACGGAGCTAAAAAGCCCAGCTAAGTGCTTTTCTATCTCTACCCACTGCTCTTTTGAAATGGCCATAAGCGCCCCGCTACAGTTTTGCTATATCGAGTGAAATTGCTTGTTCAATGCCGTTATCATCTTGCTTGTAAAAGCGGATGAAGCGGGTTGAGTCAACCACGCCAACGGATTCCGCAATAATGTTCATGGCTTTAGCCCATTTGCCTGAATCGTCAGTAATTTCGAGTTTACGCAGCGCTAAAATGCGTTGCGGGTTAAGTGAACCTTGCTTATCGGTATTGAACGTTTTGCTAACAATAGCCTTAATGTTTTGATTGCCGCCTTCGGTCCATTCATCTAGGCATTGATCAATTAATTGTTTAGCAAGGGTAAGTTCTGGGCCAAGTTCAATGCGTTCTTGCGTTTGCAGAGTTACTTTTAATTGGCTGTCAAAGGTGCGTAACATCACATTGCCTTTTTTACCGCCTAAGTTAACGCCATGTTCTTGAGCTAATAGCTCTATAAAGTCGTCGGCCTCAGCCATTAAACTTTGTTTAAACTCTGCCAGTGCTTTTTGCATTTCAATTGCTTTATCAATGGCTTTTTTAACAAACTCGTCTTTGATTAAATCGGTTTGTTTGATGTTAGCAATGGCGACTAAATTGCCTTTGCCGTCTTTTAAATACCCGTCAGGAACATTATTCATTGTCTATCTCCACAGTTTTAGAATTAGCCTCGTTCATGCCTGCCATAAACTCATACTCCATTGCTGTTTGGGCTACTTGCACCAGCGTAGAGTCTGAAATATCGGGGAATTGTGAGGTGATTTTTTGTTTAAGTTCGTCCAGGTCTTTTGATGCCTGAGCAAAATTAAAAAGCTGTTTAATGGTGTCGTCTGTCGCGTGATCAAACACATCTAACTCGTTGGTAAGCTCTACGCTTTCAGTTGGCTTTTTGGCAAACTCGGTTTTAGCAGGTGTTGCAATGCCATGGCCTTCGTCGGGCACATCAAGTACTGCTTCACCGTCTTTTGGTTTAGGTACACCGAGCTCTTGATAAGCCCAGTCTTCACCAACTGGGACAATACGCGCTGTTTCGCGCACGCGGGTTACGGTGTCGGTGTTAATTTCGCGTTTGTCTTTAAAGATGAATCTTGGCGGTTCGCCACCATCAAAATTTACTGTATGAAGCGAATTTAAAAGCTGATTGCGGTATGACGCTACAAGCGCCCTGTCTGAGCGTTGGTTGTCGCCAGCACGTTTTGCATGAGTTTCGCTGGCAGCACGTGCGCCGCCATTTTTTTGCTCTGTTGCTAAGGTTTGACTGGTTAAAGCTTTGCTTATTTCAGCATTACAAAAGTTAACCAAGCGCTCGGGCACTGGCTCGCCAGATAGCTTGCTTTCGATGATTTCAATGCTGGTGTCATCGGGTATGGCGGCTATGCCGTCTTGAACAAGCTTAGCTAGCCCATCAAGTAAGTTATTTATGTCTTTATCTTTACTGCCTATTGGGTATTTACCCACAGGAAATGGAATACCAAAGCGCTCGCACAGCTGTACAAAAAACTTAAAGCCGCCATGCTTAAACGTCCATGGCCAAAAACAACTACTTAATAATGCAATACCATACGGGTTTTCTGCGCTTGGCATATGGCGAACACACGACCAACGACGAGAATCGACTATTTCACCCTGTGGGTTTTCGCTGGTTTTTACTAATAGCTCGTGATCACTATTAAACGCAAAGCGGCTGTTACGCCATGTTTCTACGTATTCGGGTTGCCAATGGTCTTTGTTTTTAATGTACTTGCCAAGGTGAGTAACACTAAAACCGTTTAAAATGGCGCTGTAATTGTGCCAGTCCATATCGGCCCATTCGGTATGTGGGCATGGTTTACGGGCAAAAAAGGCTTTAGCTAACTCATAACTTTTTAAACTGGCTGCGTCGTCACCGCCTGGCACAAGCTCAGTATTAAAGCTAAATAAGCCACTACGCAGTGAGCGCAATTCTCCAATAACGTGTGCATCACGGGCTATTTCTTCATAAATAGCCGTGTTTTTACCCGCACGGCGCAGTATTGGATCTGGGTTTGGTAGCTCAGTAATAAGCGCTGTTAGGCTTGGATCTAAGCGGTTTTGGTCAAACATACGGTTAAGCGCAGCGTATGCTTTTGATGTAATACGTGGCTTGCTTTTAAACATGATAGCCCCTTATTTGTTTTGTCACTTTACGGCTATTTACACGAGGAACGCCGCCTGCCCCTGTGCTGGCTATCATCCATAAAATAGCCAGGGCACAACTTAAATCGTAGTGATGGGTTGTTTGCTTTTCGGGCCAGTTTTCAAGCTCGTCGAGTAGTAAGCGACACCGTGAATGAAAGGCAATTTGTGCCGGCGTATTGGTAACATAAGTTTCAAGTGAGCCTATACGTTCCTCTGCAGATATGGTTGCTGTAACACCACGTAAAGGCAGTGCTATACCTTGCTCTAAGCCTGTAGTAATAAATTGGCTACGCATAAAATCAAAGGCATTGTTATTTTCAAAGCCCCATACGCGGCAGTTATATTCTTTTTGGGCGCGAATTAAGTCGTTAAGTAAACGGCTAGTACCACGAACCTTACGGCTTTCGTATTCAACGTGCAGCTTTTGTAAATCTTGGGAATAAAAACCCACTAATATAGCACTGGGATCGGCTTTTTCTGTTTTGCCCATACTTGGATCACAAGCGCCATAAGGTATCCATTCGTTTAAGCGGTCTACCCAAAAATCAAACTGGTAAAATATGGCTTCTTCGTCACTTTTGGCAATGCCTTGCATTTCGCGGTTAAACTCACGTTTATTAGCAGCCCACATACACATTAAATCGTAGAGTGTACGCACACTTGGCCAACTGGTTTGGGCACCTTTAAGCATTTGCTTTTTGCGCTTTAACCAAAATTTAAACGAGGGTTTTTGCTCTGTTGAGACGGCCTCACCCTTTGCGGCAGCACGTTTTTCAAAGCGTTTGTCGTCATGCACCATTAAATCGCGGCACTCTTCCCATAAATCCATACGCTCAGGCATTTGTTTAATGGCTTTAAAGCGGTGAACAATATGCCCAGGCGCTTCTTCGGCGCGGCTTATTGGGTCATCGTTATTTAATACAGTATTTACACCTAAAAATTTAACGGTGCCATCGGGTGGGCCAAGGTATTGCACGGCGGCTTCTAAAAAGCGCCAACGGTTATCACGCTCTGTGGGCGATTTAGCTTCGGCATCGGTAATAATGTCATCGGATAGCAGTAGCTTAGGGCGGCTGGCACCATGGAACGTACCGCGTACTGACTGCTCAGCACCACGGCTTTCAAAGCGTACGCCTTGCGCTGTTACAAACTCGCCTAACTTCCATACAGGGGATTTTTGGCACACTTCGGGAAAGTCTAACGCAAGATTATTATTGTTAAGTAGCTCGGTTTTAACCACCTCGAGTGTTTTGGTTGGCATTTTTGTTTCAGCGCCAAACAAAATTACAAAATCAATAAATTGCTTTATTTTGGCAAGGCCCAGGTCTTGGCAAATCTCAGGATCTTGCAATAGCGCTAACACCGCTACATACACAGGGGCAATTTTTACCCCAAGGGTACTTTTGCCCTCACCACGCGGGGCTACAAACCAGTTTTTCCAGCCATTTTTAAGCTTGAGTGCTTCGGGAAACCAGTTCATAAAATAGCTTTGGAACTCAGACGCTGTTTGATCGTCGTCAAGCCACATATGATGCGGAAAATACGTATAAACAAAAAACTCAAAATCGCCGCCAAGTACACGTTTACGACGTGCTTTAATTGCTGCGGGACTTGGGTCTATGTTGCGCTCTTTTGCTTCAATATCGCGGCGTAGCGAACCGGTTATTTGTTCTATTTCAGCTAAAAACTCGCGTGAATTCATATCGGCCATTAGTCGTCTAACTCCGTATCGAGCTTAGGACCAAACGCGGTAAGTATTTCAACAAATTCGGGCGCAAAGTCAGGGTATTTGGTTGACACAAACTTAGCCAAAATTTTAAGTACTTCTGTGGCAATGGTGCGCTTTTCAAGCTTTTTATTACCGCCCGACACTTTCATTACCTTGCTCATCATATCTGTAAGTGAACTCAATATTTTGGTGCGTTGCTCAAGTGGCAGTGCTGCGCCTTCGGCTGACTTTAAAAGCTCAAAAGTTTCGTTTACTTGAATGGTAAACTCTTCAATAAAGTCGGTGGTAAACTCCCCTGCTGTGCCTTCGCTACGGCGGCTTGCTGCACGGGCTAAGTCCCAATCGTCACCGTTGTCTTTGGCTTCCATTTTCCAGCGTCGTGCGGTTCCATCGGCCACACTGTGCTTAATAGCGGCAACACTTAACGCAAGCAACTCGGTCACATAGCTGTGGCGTACGGCGTTTTTCTTTTCAGCTGGGTGTGCCATTAGCCCGCCATCCCATTTTTTACAGCATAGGCAATAAGCGACACAGCCAAACCCGCAGTGCCACCCATGGCAGCTACTTTGACGCGTTGGTTTGTTAGTTTTTCTTCAACCTTGCTTAAGCGGTCATCTTGCTTATTAATGGCTGCAATTTGGCGTTTTTCACTTTTTTCTATATCAAGCTTTAAGCCATCGGTTATTTCTTTTTGACGCGCTTCACTTTTTTCAATGCTTTGATGAATGTCGGCTTTTATATCTTTTAGGTCATTTAAAATAGCGGCTTGACTGCCCTGTATTTCACCAATGGCCTGAAAAAGTAAGTTTTCTTGCTCTTGATTCATGGGTGTTCCTTACGGGTTAAATACTTTAATGCCCGTCCAGGTAGGCGTGCGCACATCAAAATGAAACCAGCTCACTTGACCTTCAATGGCGGTGATATACGGGAATTCTTGCGGGTGGGCTAATACGTAGTCACGTACTTGTTGAGCAGTGTAGTTTTTAAAGCTGCAGTCGAATGCTTTGCCTAGTTTATGTTGGCTGCGTTTAGCACCTATGGTGCAATCAAGTGGGCGGTAGCCACGGTATTGATTTGCGCCGCCAAAATACCAGTTGTTTACGGTGCATGGGCCAAACGTGTCGCGTAGTTTTTGCAGCATGCGCAATGCGCGATCATCAAATAAATGAATTAAAAATAATGGGGTATCGTTAAATAGTTCAAACGTGGCTTTAGGTACCAACTCTTGAAATATAAAACTTGGGGCAGTAGGAACGGCCACTCTTTGTTTAAGAGCCATGCTGTTGAGTCCTTATTTTGTTGGTTAAACGTTGCTTTACTAGGACGTAACAGGCAGGTAAGCGGGTATTACGCACCGGCTTTTTATTTGCTGGGTTTAGCAGCTCTTTCACGCGGGTACGCAATGCGGGCAGGTCTTTTAACGGGCAACGGCGAGAAATCGCAATTTGCTCGGCTTTAGAACTGGCCTTAATAATTTGTTGAGCTAATAACTCAATAAATGGCGCATGCACTGTATTTGTCATGCTGGTAGTAAATCAATTTAGGGGATTGGGTAACACTGTAAAGTTGTTTGCGGCTGGGGGTTTTAGAGCTAGCTTATTAGGTTAAATTAAAAAGGCTTGCCATTACAAGGGTAGAACGCTATTTTTTATTCAAACGACATTTTTATTAATTAAGGAAAGAAATGCAGTGCCCACATTGTAATGTAAATATCCACGTTAATTTCCGTAAGAATTTAATTGGAGAAGATAAAAAAGGGACGTGGTTTATTCTAGAGGATAAATGTTCCGCTTGCGGTAACTTTTTAATTTATCTAGAACTTAACGAGACAGAATACCCTAGCGATGCTTTTCAAATTGGGCAATTGATACCAGTAGACAAAATCCTTGTTTACCCTAAAGCATGTAACGTAAAAACGCCTCATGCTGCTGTACCAGAAGACTTAAAAAAAGATTTTATAGAGGCTAGCTTGATATTAAACGACAGTCCTAAAGCGAGTGCTGCACTTAGCCGAAGGTGCTTACAGTCTACATTAAGGGACCAAGAGAATATAAACGAAGGCAGTTTGATTAAAGAAATAGAGCAAGCTATGGTTAGCCTACCTTCTTACATCGCTGATGCAATTGATTCGATTCGGCAAATAGGTAATTTTGCAGCACATCCGATGAAAAGTGATTCAACTGGTGAAATAGTTGAAGTTGAAGCAGGTGAAGCGCAGTGGAATTTAGATGTATTGGAGCTATTATTTGATTTTTACTATGTCCAACCAAGCATGCTGAAAGAAAAACAAGAGGCTTTAAATAAAAAGTTAGCTGATATAGGTAAACCACCTATGAAAACTTCACTTTAATCTCCCTAAACGCCTCCCTATATTCATCCATTAAACCCGTTACATTTAATCCCATAGTTTTACGTTGGTTAATGTAACGGGCTAACAAGTTTAAACCATATTCGTACTGCCACTGCTTAGGTTTAGCGCCGCCGCTAAGTTGCAACGCAGTAAGCAGTACAAAATTGTTATGTTTCATAATAAGTTAAGTTGTGTCTCGTGCGCCCGTTCGTCTTGGTATGCACTGTAAATACTGCTTACTTGCTGGCGTGTTATTTTAAAACGCTTAACCAGCTGTTGAATGTTGCAGGCTTTGGTGTCTAGCGCCTCACAAATTTGTTGATTACGAATTTGCATAAGCACTTTGTGCAACATGGGTATTTGGTAGCTTGAGCCTACATTGGCATTTATTAGCTCTTGTACCAGGGCTTTACCAAACACCTTAACTACTTCGTGATCCTCGGTAGGCTTTTCAGGAATATAAAACATTTGCCCTTGTTGCTCGGTAAGTACGGCAATGGTTTGTTCAACCCCTAAGTGTTTAACAATGCGACGTAGGCCGTGGGGTAATGCCCGTAAATCTATGCTTGATTCGCTCATGATTGCTCCTCAAATAAATAATCTAAGCCGTGCTCGCGATCTATTCGGCGTTGCTCTTGGTAGGCTTCTACATCACGGCGAACACGGCATTTTTGCTTGTCTTTTTCTTTTACATTACGGTAGCGTTTTTCCTCTGTATAAGCGGCCTTACGCGGGTTAATAGTAAAGTTTTGGTACTCTTCGTAATTAGCCATTTACGCCCCCTGCTTTGCTTTATGGCGTGCAAGCCATTGCTTAAGTACTTCAATAATATGCGGCCATTGCTGGGCGCTTTGGCTGAGCTTTTTGCCTTGTAAGTGTTTTTCACAAAACGCATCGCAGGCCTGTTTTGAATCAATGTTTACCGCACCTGCGCGGCTCAATTGGCCCCACAGGCTGTAAATCATTTTTAGTTGTGCGGGTAACTGTGTTTTACCCGCATTTGGGTTCATAGCACGGTAACGTGCAAGCAGTTGCTGTTGCTCAAGCTTGGTTAGTCCTGTGCAGGTATTAACACGGCCATCGCAAATGTACGACACATTAAGTTGGTGGGTATGTTGGTCGATACCCGCCGCCTTTTGTGCAATTTTGATTTGTTGTATTAAACTCATAACGTTCTCACTCACTTAAGGTTTCGTTTTGCAGACTTACCCAAACCACAAAAAACAGCTAAATCACGCCATAACCCAACGAGATAGCTTAATAAACGCATTTTCTGACGATGACGTATTTCAGCTTTGTGCCATTTTAACCACCCTTCCACGCGCAGATTTTCACGTGCTTCAAGCTTTTCAAGCTTGGCGAGCCAAAAATTATACTCGGCTTGTTGAGCAGTTAAGCCTTCCTGCTCAAAAGACATTTCAAGAGAGTAGTCATGAGGCCCGTCTTCTTGGTCGCTTGGCTCTATTGCAGATATACAATGAGTCAATTTCGCTTCTAACTCCTTTAATTGACTCAAATATATTGGAGGTGGAGCTAAGTGCTCCTGAACAAATCGAGCAGTTGTCTCGGGTGTTCCAGCGCATACAACGCAAGTACACAGACGAGTGGCCTTTCGATGACTTTCAGACACCTTTTTTGCAGAAGTAATAGAGCTCACGCGCTTTCCTCCAGGGCTTCAATTTCAAAGTGTGGCGCTTGGCCTATGCCAATAATTTTAATGCCCCAGTCTTTCATGCCGCTGGTATAAACCAGCGGAAAATCACGATAGATATTATTAAAACGTCTTGCTGTGTGGGCATGAGAGTTAATTTCATGCACATGGTGAATACTAAATAACTTGTCGGCAGCAAGGGTTGCAAAGGCCGCTTTAATGTTGCCATCGCATTTATCTATGAGCTCACCTTGAGGGTCTTTTTTAGCAAGTAGGCTTAACATTGTTGCGTTTGTAACCAACGAGCTAAACGCTAAATGCGCTGTGTAACGTGATGTGTTTAATTTTATTGAAAATGCCATGATTAAATCCTTATTTAAATTATGTTTAAACGGCGTTTAAACCGCTGGTTTATTAAGTACTGATGAAAAAATGCCATTAACTAACAGCTTGTCTACGGCGGTGTCTGGGTTTTTGTTGGTGTGGTTAAGCAAGTGCGGTAGCAAGTTTTCAACTAGCTCACGCGCGTTACCCTCAACCCGTTTGTGTAGCCATTGCCACCACTTAGCATCATCTTGAGCGAGTTTTACGGTGCCCTCGGTGAGCTCTAAAAACAGGGTGCGTATATCTTCAACGGTTATTTGGCCTATGGGCTTTGGCCAAAAACATACGCGGCTTGCAATGAGTTCGTAGCGCTCTTGGGTTTGCAGTTTGTCTACTAGTTGAATGTTGCCAACCAGGGTTACGCCTACAATAGCTTGGTCGCTTATGGTGCGCAGTGGGTCGAGCGAGTTAGGTTTGCATTTGTCGGCTTCGTCTAAAATTATTAAACGGTCGGTATCGCGCAGTGCTTGAATAATTTTTTGCATGTTTTTATACGCGCTTGGGCAGCGCGATAAGCCCAGGGCTAAAGTTAGTTGCTCTAGCACTTGGGTGCTGCTTGTTTGCTCACTGCCAGCAATTAAAATGGCCTCTTTGTTGTGGCGGCAATATTCCGTAATACCTTTGGTTTTACCCAGCCCTGCTTGGCCTGCAAATACACTAAAGCGTTTACGTTGGCGAGCTTGGTCGCAGGCCATAGCAATAAGCTTAGATGTACTGGTAGGAATAAAGCGCACATCACCGTACACAATGCTTATTTGTTTGCGCTCAGTAAGCTCGCCGCTAATTTTGCCTTGCTCTACCTCTGCAGGGCAAATAAGCGCCCAAATGTCATGCAAGTGCTTAGTAGGCTTGGCGTTGTATTTACCGTTAATGAGTTGGCTTATTGATGCAGGGCTTTTACCCATGCTCACAGCAATACTGGCGCTGGTAATGTTTTGGTCGCGTATTTCGGGTGATTGCAAACGCAGGCAAATACGCGCTGCCAGTTCACGATCGGCTTTGTTGTACGACTTATTAAAGCCATTACGTTTTTCAATATCGGTAATAGCGGCTTCACCAAATAGCTTATGCCACATAGCCACAATGATTTTTTCAGGGTTAATGGTGCATTTATTTGCTAGTACTTCTTTAACTGATTGCAGGGCAAAGCCACAGTTTAGCTCCTCGGCGGTCATGCCTGTGGTGCTTAACTCTTGGTTTATTAGCTCAACACGCAGCGTTTGCTCAGGCGTGTATGGGTGTGGTTGGCTATAGCTCATAGGTTGTTTCCTTGCGTAAATTAGGTTGATCAAGTAATTCGTTTAGGTCGATTTCGTGCTGCGGCTGTGCTGGCGTTACATCAAAATCAAAAATGTTTACCGGTGCTTCTTGTGCTTCAATACCTTTAATGGGTGCTGCAAACTTCGCTACTGAGTCAACATCAATAATGCGCTCTTGATTCTCTTGGGCTTCAATTTCACGGCGTTTGGTGTCGATGCGTTTTAAGCGGCCTGTACGGCGTTTGCTTTCGGCTTGCTCGATGCGAGATGTAGGCACCGCGTGCGATTTAGTTTTTAAGTTAGCGAACATTAAAAACTCACCGTTTAGCTTATAAAGCTTGGTGTAGCTGTCGTCGTGTAGGTCGTAAGCGGCAACAAGCTCTTGGCCGTTAAACTGGTGTAAAAAGTCAGCTGAATAATCACGTTGATGCAGGCGGAAACGGCCACGGCGAATATTGACGGTTTCGCGTGGTAGCATGACAAAATCACCCTCTACCGGTGGCACGCGCTCAATGTTTTCATCCCACACTTGTTGGCGGGTTTTACCTTTAACCTCGGGGTGTTCGCTGTTGTGGTAGTCGTTTAAAAATGCTTTAAACTCAGCTATCCATTCGTCTACTGTCGGTAGCTTACGTTTACCCTGTTTAGCCTCTTTAAGTACCAGTTGCTTATGGCGATCGTCGTGGTCGCGCCCGCAATAGGTACTAAAACGTTTACCAACACGGTCTTCCATGTGTAAAAAGAATCGTTCTATCCACTTAACGCGGGCATTGCCTGGTATGGCAAATATTACGTCTATTTCAAACTGAGCATAAAAACCGGTGGTGTCGTCGTTCATTAGTTTGTTTTTGTAGCCAGAGCCGTTATCGAGATAAAACATGGCAGGCACGTTGTTATGTACTTTAATGGCGCGGCTAATAGCTGCGAGTGTATCGAGCGTACTTTCTGCGTAGCCGAGTTCCCAACCAACAATGCAGCGGCTTGCTACGTCTTGAAACGCAGTTAACTCTGCACGGTAAGGCTTGCCCGTTTTAGGGTGAGCTAGGTATACGTCGAGCGTGTGGCCATCGCCGTTATACATAACGCCAGGCTTCATATTTTCGGTAGAACGTAAAAGGTGGTCTTTATGTTTTTCACGGTACAGTTTTGCACCCATACGATACGGGCTTTGTGGGCCAAGCTCGTGCGGCAGTGCATTAATAAAGCGGCGCACTTGGTGATGCTCGGCCTTGTAACCCTCTTTGTTTAACTGGTCAGTCACTTGTGCAAAGCTTGGGCTATTAGGGCTGTGGTAAAGCTCAAGGCAGCGGGCAAGCCAGCTGTACTGTGTTTGGGCTTTGCCTTTATGGTTTGGCAATAGGCTGTTAACGCCATTGTCCTTATACGCATTGCACCAGTTATAAATGGTTGCGCGCCCGGGTAACTTACCCAGCTCGTTAATGGCGGTGGTGATCGTGCCCATAAGAGTATTGTTGCGATACGCTGTTACTAATGCTTCAAACGCTTTAGGTATGCCGCACTCTTGGGTAAGTAAATGGCGAACTAGCACCGCCCTACTTTGGGCTTTTTTACGGGCTGTTTCGCTGGCGTTTTGCCAACTCAGCTCGTTACCTATACTTGGTAACTTATTGTATTTTTGAACTGCAGGATGCATTGCTCTCTCCTAATCGCGGGTTTTAAAGCGGTCGTTAAACATGGCAAGCATGTATTCACGGTTTGCTTGGGCGTCTTGCCATTCGTCTTCGGCAAATTGCGGTATGCACTCAGCGCCGGCTAAATGCTCGGGGCCAAACTCACCGCTTAACCGATTTAACATGTGGGTAATGCGCTGCTGTATACCAAGCCATAAATGCCAGGTTGTTTGCGCAGCACCAATACGGTGGTTTAAATCTAGGTCGCGGGTGTTGCATAACTGCTCGGCCATGGCTATAAACTCCTCGAGCGATTCGTTAACAACGGCACTGTGCGCAAACGATTTTTGTCGCACCTGTGCAACTAGCATAGGTAGCTCGTACATTTGTTTAGGGGCCTTGGTTAAGCGCTCAGTTTCAAGGGCGTTAATTAGCGTGGCTGTGCTTTCTTCAAGCTCTTGCGTTCGCTCAGTTAGCTTTTGTACTTGAGCGCGAATTTCTTTGCCGCTGGTTTCGGCCAGTACATCTAGGTCTTCATCATCTAATTGAGCAATAGACTCAAGCGGTACTTTAGTCAGCTCGCTAAGTTGGTGTTGATTTAGATTCAAAACGGACAATTTGTCCGTTTTAGATTTAGGCAGAGAAGAGATCATCTTTGCTATAGCGATTGATCTACGAGCAGATCGTTGATGAATGCCACGTTGCTCTAAAAGAGTAATAAACTCACCATGCGGTACTTGATCTTTTACATTAAGCAAAATAAAGCCTGCCTCAGCGGCATCGGTAAATTGGCGGTTGGCTAAAAACACCACGCGGTCCATGCATTCGGCTACGCTCTTTGGCATCACTATGTTCAGTGGGGTTTTAAGTTTTTGTAGCTGATGTTCTATTTCGCTGGCGTTTTCTTTACCTACTACATCTACTAAATTAGTGCTCATGGCCACCTCCTAGTTTTATAGCGTGGCGCTGTGCTGCTGCAAGCTGTAATTGGTTTTGCTCAGCCTCTTGCTCAAGTTTTGCTACCTCTTGCCATAGCTCGTCAGTGCTCATAGTTAAATCAACACCCAATGACTTAGCTAGTGCCTTAAAATTTGCATTGTTAATATCAATATTTGTGTCGTCTTTCTGGTCAGTTTCCTGAATTTCAGACGGTTCTTGGTCTTTGATAGTCATTATTCGTTAGCCTTAGTTGGGTTTTATAGCGGGTGGTGTAATGGTGCTTTCATTCTTGCTCAACGTTTTTGAGTAGCGACTCTGATATATAGCGCTGCATGGCGGTGCGCTCTTCAATCTCCATTTGCAGCTCGGCATGTTGTTGCAGTAGCTGTGAGCGCTGGTCAACGGCTTTAAACAAAATGGGTTTAAGCAATATGTTGGCAGGCTCGGTTGAGCGCACGGCGTAGCACAGCGCTGGCAAGTAATGCATGGGCATAAAGTGCGGTTGGCTGGGGGCAAGCCATTTATTCAGTTTGGCTTGGTCAACCTCGTTGTTTTGCGAGTGTAGTGCGTCGTTCATACGGTCTGCTATTACTGGGCGGCTAAAGCCTGAGCGCTTCATAGCTGAACATACACTGTGAATAAACAGGTGATATATATCGCAGTCTGGCGCTATATCGGCATCAAGAATGCTTTTAGTGAGTTGTTTTTGCTGTGCCATTGTTAAATTTTCCATGGTAAAAATCTCTTGCAAAATTACATTGATTTAAAATGCGTTATTACCGATGCTGTTACTCAGCCGATAAAAGCTCGCGCAGCGCTTGTACTTTTTGGCTGCGGGTGTCTTTATTTTTGGTATAGGCAGGTACATCAGGGAAAATAGCCTCAACTGGTTTGCCAATAATTTTGGCAATGGCGGCAGCCACTTTATACGAGGTGGTGTGCTGGTAAACAACACTGCTTACATGAGATAGGTTTAGGCCAAGTGCCGCTGCCACAATTGACAGTGAATAGCCTTTTTCTTCAAGTGCTTGTTTTATTTGCTCGGGTTTCATTGTAAAGTGCCTTTTGGTTTACATACGCTTTTTGGTTCTTTGGCGAGATTTAAAGTGTATGTTTTTGTTAATGTGTGTTGAGTATAGGGTTCATATATGAACCCTGTCAAGGTGAAAAGACTAAATATATGAAACCTTTTTTATTGGAAGAAAGAGAAAGGCTTAACTTAAAACAAAAAGATGTCTTTGAAGCTGTGGGTGTGAGCAAGGTTACTTATTACCGATGGGAGTCGGGTTCACCAATCCCATCCGATAAATTATCTGAACTTGCAAAGCTAGGATTTGACATCAATTTTGTGGTTACTGGTTGTAAAAGTGATTCATTACCAGTTGCCGCGGCGCAAATACAAAGCACAGCACTGCAAACCAGCCATGCTGATTTAACGGCTGTGCCACAATACGATTTAGCGGCCAGTGCTGGCGGTGGTGCTTTGGTTATTGCCGAACACCCTATAGCACGGTTTGAGCTTTCTACCCGTTGGCTGCAACAAAATAACTTACATAATAAAACGCTTACGGTAGTGCCTGTGCGCGGCGACAGTATGGAGCACACCTTGTATGATGGTGATTTAACCTTGGTATCGCTAATTGATGATCCTGCAGATGCGCGTGAGGGTGTATGCGTACTGCGATTTGATGATGAGATTTTTGTAAAGCGTATTCAGTACGACTTTAAAAGTAAGGGTTACAGCATTACCAGCGACAACAGCGCCTACTCAGGCTTTTTTGTTGATGCGGATGATATTAACGCCGGACGCTTTAGCGTGCTTGGCCGTGTAGAGCGTGTGCTGCAACGAGCACGTAAAGTGGATTGATAATAAAATAGTAAATTAACAGGACTCTAAAAATGAAAACATTAAAATTAAGTGCATGTGCTTTTACCGTATTACTGGCTTGTGGTTGTGTTAGTAACGCTGCCGATACTGCCACCCCTGCCCCAACTGAATTAACCGGTATTTATAAAGCCACTTTCATGGGCGGCTCAGTGGCTTGGAATATCGAAAGTGACGGGACAGGCGTTGCCTGTGAAGAGCGCACATCTATGAATACTAATGCAAAGCTACGTGACATGGTGATTAACGGCGATACCGCCTATGACGTGTATGAATATAAAATTACGGGTGTTACAGATACTGGCTTTGTGGCTAATGGCATAGTTAATCTTGATTTTAAACAAATAAATAAAATGCCCGCTGCTTGTAGGTAGTTAATAGGCCGTTTGGAAAAGCCCCTTTCACAGGGGATTTTTTATATGTAAAGGTTTTTCCGACAGTGGTTTTAACAACGGTTGGTTATTGTAGATGCTCACAGATTGTATTTAATTTAACTGATTGGAGAATGATGATGAGCACTCTTGTTTGGACAAAGCAAAAACCCACATTACCAGGCTTTTATTTTTTTAGAATGCTTGATACCGCATGCAGTGTGCAATTACCACACGTTAGACAATTAGCTTTAGTTGATGATGAGCTATGTATTATTGAACCTGACATTCACCCTGTTGCTGAGTTAAGTGATGACTTTGAGTATGCGGGGACAATTACTGAGCCAGTTGAACAAGGTAGAATTAGTGACTTTCTTACCTGTGATTTAGCCTTATTTGAAAGGCAGTTGCTCGACAATGCCACGACTGACGAGCAACTTGCCCACCTGCAAGACCAAATTAATAAAAACAAACTCGATGTTGTTAAACTCAGACAGGCTTTAGTTCGTTATGCGCAAGACTAGCCTTTAGGTTTGCTGTTTGTTACATCATCCACAAGCTCTTCTATGAATGATTGGCCTGGTTGCTGATTGCCAGGATAAATACCCGCTCCAGTGAGTACGCTGTAGAGTGAGAGGGCTTTTTCGGTGGCAGACTCTGGGGTTGTGTTTTTATCGCTCGCTAAGATGTTGGCAGCGGTGTAGGCAATAAATTGATCTTTATTTTTAAACATGGGTTATTCCTTTTTTATGTTGGGTTAAGCCCCTTTAGCGTGAACGTTAAGGGGGCTTATTTTTATAACGAGTGGCTAGGTATATGTAAAGGTTTTTCCGACAGTGGTTTTTACCAAGGGTAGTTATTGTAGATGCTCACTGATTGTATTTAATTTACGTGTATTTAATTTAACTGATTGGAGAATGATGGTGAATAAGCTACATAGTATGACGGTTAATGAATCGCTTGTTATTAGCCAGCGGGTTGTAGAGCTGGTTAAGAAAGAATGCAAGCAAATGGGCATTAACTACAGTAACCGCCCATTGCTTATTGCGGCTTACGCTGCGGGGCCAGATGCCCTAAGTGGGCACGACTTACTTGCCAATGACCTTGCTTTCGACATGGGCAAAGATAGCGCTAAAGACGCAGTACACCAAGAGCCCGTTGAAAAAGAAGCACCGCTTAGTGAAGAAGAACCTGTCACCAAGACTGAGCGCCAGTCGTTTGCGAAGATGATTGCGCAGCAACAAGAGCAGATTGATAAGCTAATTAAAGCGAGTAACGCGAATAACACAGGCGCTTTGAGGCTTTGCGATCATGTATTGGATTTGAATAGCCGCCTTGAGAAAAAAATCAGTAAAGGCGAGTTGGATGAGCGCAGTAGCGAAATAAGAAAACAGGTTCTTGAAGGTTTTGCTCATATGGCAGATACCCTTGTTAAAATATTGAACGAACGATGAAATTAGCAGGCCATTGCGGCCTGCTATGTTTACTACTTGGCCTCGCGCTCTTTGATAGTTTTATTCATTTGATCAGTTATGCCGTCGATTTCAGCAAGAAAGTCTTTGGAGGACATGTCTTGGTTTGAGGGTTTTACAACATAGCCTTTATCGTTAAGGGTGTTATAAAAAACCTCTGCCTGCTCTATGGCAAAGCTGGGGTCGATATGTTGGTTTGTATTGTTGATGTGTTGGTTGGCAAATATTTTTGCTGCTAAGTCAGCAATGACTCGTTTTTTTACAGGCATTACATTTCCTTTTTTATGTTGGGTTAAGCCCCCGCTGTATTTAAATGCAGCGGGGGCTTATTTTTTAGCACAGCTTTTTGAAAAAGGCTAAAAACTCATTAATGCCTGTAAGCGATTTTAAGCGCCCTACTTAATTTTGTGGCTATGATGGCTTAACTCAAAACCGTTTAAACACGCTCAGTTAAATTTAAACAGGGTTTAAACATGGTTTAACTTGGATTTAAAGGTGGTAGTTAGTTTGTGGTAATGAATTTGTAATTTGCTGAACTTGCTCACTCGTAAGTTGTAATGAGGCGATATGGACAATTAGCATTTTGTGTTCTTTGGGCAAGCCAAGTAATGACACTGAATTATTGGATAAGTCGGCAAGTGACTTTAAGTTATGGATATAAATTTTATTAGACAAAAAATACTGCTCTATTAACTTCACCCATTTTGGGCTTATTTTTTTCTTACCTGTCTCAAGCGCACTTAAATATGATATTGAAATATTTAATTCGTGCGCCATTGTTTTTAATGTACAGCCGGAGTCAATACGTGCCTTTCTAACCGCTTTTCCAAAGAGTGTTAATTGCATTGTGTACTTTCGCTTTGTTGATAACGTAATAAATACATAACAACAGCATGGCGCTGCTGTGTTTTTAATAGTTGCTTTTGATGCTGCTGTTTTAATGCTGCAAGTTTATATTGGTTATTAATGTATTTAATTCCCAATGAAAAACCCAATACCACAGCAAGCATGGTTAATATCGTTTTTGATTTAACGCCCACGTCTTGGCTCCTTTTTATGCGCGCATTTATTTGAGCAGTAAAACTCGCCGTTTAACTTAATGGGTGTGTACAGTGGGCTATTGCAGGACTTACAAAGTGAGAACGCCTGGGCGTGGGCATCAAATTCGCAGTTTGAGCATTGGCCGTCAAGAAACGTTATTTCGCCTTGAGTTAGAGGGTTGTTACATAAATTGCAGTGCGCCATAAAATATTCCTTGCAGTGTGGTTGATACCCGCTTAGCCTATATAGGTTACCCCATTGTTAACGCTGTAAAGTCTTTTCCAGCGGTTCAATAGCCACTCCCCGCATACACTGGGTGCCACTTAGTTAGTTTATTGGCACTTGGAACATGGCAGACAAAACAAACAAAAACACCCAATTTGATTGGTTTGAAGTATTTAGAGCTGGCACACAAACCGACTCTAAAGGCGTTGAGCACACATTTAGCGACGCTGATTTAAACAGCGTAGTCGCTAACTTTAAACCTAAAACAGCACCACTGGTTATTGGACACCCTAAAATGGACGACCCTGCGTGGGGTTGGGCCAGTGAGCTAAAAGCAGAAGGTGGCTCTTTGTTTGCTAAAGCAGAAGATGTGTGTGCTGAATTTGCTCAAGCGGTACAAAGCAAGCGATACCCTAACCGCTCGGTTAAGCTTGAAAAGGTAGCTAATGGCTACCAACTTGCCCACATTGGTTATTTAGGGGGCAAGCCCCCTGCCGTTGACGGTTTAGCCTGGCAGTTTAACCAAGCGGATGACGCCGATACCCTAACCCTAGAATTTGCTGCCGGTGATATTGACAACATATCGCTGCGCACATCAAACACCCTTACCCGCCTAATGGGCAATTTACGCAACTTTATAACTGACCGTTTTGGCAGTGAAGCGGCTGATAAAGTTGTGCCCGACTACGAAAGCGAATGGTTAAAAGAAGAAACCATTATTGCTGAGCACGAACGTGCCAAGGTGAATAGTGGCGAGGGAGCCGAATTTAGTAAAGGCGACGCTATTAATAACAGCAATGCCACACCACCCACCCATGAGGACCATGCAATGGATGAAAAAGAAAGAAAGGCGCTGCAAGACCAGATTGATGCAGCTAACGCTAAAAACGCACAGCTTGAATTCGCGCAGCGTGTTGCAGCGGCTAACACCTTTATTAACACCGAAATTAATGGCGGCAAAGCCCCGCGCTTAACAAACACAGAGGGTGTGGCTGAGTTTATGGCCAAGCTTGATGACGGCGACACCACTTTTGAGTTTGCTGCCGCAGACGGTAAAAGCCAGGAACTTAAACCTGCTGCGTGGTTTGAAGGCTTTTTAAAGGGCTTGCCTGAGCAAACGGGTTTAACTCACGAGTTTAACAAGGACGATAAAGACGGCGAAGTGACTGACGACAGTGCAGAAACATTGGCAGCAAAAGCGCTGGAATTTCAACAATCACAATCTAGCAAAGGCATTGAAATTAGCATTACTGCCGCGTTAGACCACATTAAAAAGGCGTAAAACCATGGCACAACCAGGATTTATAAGAAACTTTAGCGCTGAAGACGTTATACCGGCTAACCGTTTAGTGGTTGTATCGGCTGCGGCTGACTTTCATGTTGGGTTAGCGGTGGATGCTAGCGCAATGTATGCCGGTGTTACCGAGCAAGGCACTGACGAGCATTTACGTGTTGATGTGGTGATGACACAAAGCGCGCCTGTTGAGTTTGGTGAAGCGTTAATTGCAGGCACCCCAATTGTTGCTGATAGCGAAGGTAAAGCCGTTGAGTTTGACCCTGCTAACTTTGTGGGCCAAACCGAAGTATACGTTGCAGGTTGGGTAATGGAAGACGGCGAAGCTGGAGTGATTGGCGACGTGTTTTTAAACCCGCATGTAGTAGCAACAATTCCAAGCGCTTAAGGCGCTTGGGTTAACTTAATTATTAATAGTGAGGATTTGCCATGAGTAATGGTATGCCATTTACCCCCGATGTTGAGCAAACGGCCATAGCCATTGCTTATCGTAATAGAGCGTTAGTTGCAGACACACTTGCGCCCTATTCACCCGTTGGTTTACGTAACTATAAGTGGACCGAGTATAAAAAAGGCGAAAAGTTTACCGTTGTAGACGATAAAATTGGCCGTAAGTCATCGCCGAATCAAGTTGAGTTTAGTGTTGAAGAGAAAACCGGCTCAGTGGTTGATCATGGTTTATCTGATGTGGTGCCAAATGATGATGTAACCAATGCGCCAGCAAACTACAACCCGCGTACTCATGCAGCGGAGAGCTTAACTGACTTAGTTTTGCTGAACCGTGAAATACGTGTGGCAACTATGTATAACAAAGCCGCTAACTTTGGCAGTACTCAATCGTTAGCTGCAGCAGGCCAAAAACGTTTAGATGACCCTGCACTTGATATTTTACCGTTTTTTTTAGAAATGCTAGATGCACCACTTATGCGCCCTAATGCAATGACATTATCGCAAAGCGTGGCAACTAAACTGCGTACACACCCTAAGTTACTTAAAGCGTTTAATGGCACTAGTGGCGACCAGGGCTTAGTGCCGTGGAGCTACATTAAAGAAGTGCTAGAGCTTGAGCATATAACCGTTGGCCAAGCGCGCCTAAACACGGCTAAAAAAGGCCAAGCCGTTAACTTACAAAAGGTTTGGCAAGATACCTTGTCGTTTACTTACCACGACCCGCTAGCGTCGTTTAACAACAACCGCATGACCTTTGCACTCACTGCACGTTATGGCTCGCGTACATCGGGCAACCGTGACGTAGCTGCGGGCATAAATGGTGGGGTTGAAATTATGGTAGGCGAATCGGTGCAAGAGCAAATTATTGCAAAAGACTGCGGTATTTTGCTTACCAACGTGCTGACACCAGCGTAATTAATTATTGTTGTTCCCTGTGTAAAGGCCCCAGTACCGAATTGCTCGGGGCCTTTTTTTACTAACTGAGGTGCCCATGTTTACGACAGAACAAGCAGTTATAGATAAAGTTGGCATTAATACGCTGTTGCAATTTGCGACTGCTAAGTTTGCAGCGGTAGGTAGCCGCCCAACGCGCGACGATGTTGAAGCAGCGCTTTTAAGCGAAACGTACAACGAGTTGCAAGAGCAAATTAATGCCTGGTATGTACAAGCACAAAAAAATGTAAATGCGGTTATAGCAGGCTATGTAGCACGGTTTGCATTAAACCAAGACGATATTAATAACTCGGTATTGCCAGGCATTGCTAACGATTTAATGCATTGTGAGTTAGCCCCTAACATTGCTGACGAAAACCTTAAAGCCCTAAAAAGTAACGCCATGGCAATGCTAGATAAGGTTAGTAAAGGTGTGATCCAAATTAAGGAAGATGCGCCTGCAGGTGCAAGAACTGGGATGCGAACCAAACCTGCAGGCTCTCAATTTAATTGGCCAGGTTATTAAATTGGCGGGTGTATTTATAAATATAACGGGTAATGCGCTAACCGGCTTAACCCAAATTGCTAATACAAGTGGTGAACCCGCTGATGTATTGGATGATATTGGTGCATTTTTAGACATGGATGTTACTACCCGATTTTTACGTGAAGTAACACCCGAAGGCCGTAAATGGGAGCAATCGCAAGCAGCAAAAGACCGTGCCGGTTTAACACTAACAGATGAGCGCAATCTTGCAGGCTCGGTAACGCACAACGTAAACGGTAATACGCTTGAGCATGGCTTAGGTGAAAAGTACTCAGCAATACACCATTTTGGTGGTGAAACGGGCCGCAATAAAAACGTTAAGTTACCCGCACGGCCAATTATTGGTATAGCTGCTGTGCAAGAAACTGAGATTAACGACATTATTACTGATTGGTTAATTTAAAGAGCATTTAAATGGCATTTAACTTTGATTTAAACAACATAGAAACCCTGCTAAGTAACACAGTGATTAATGCAACGGTAGGGTTTGCTAGCGACTTTAACCATGTGCGCGAGCATGCTGTACACAGTGCCCAGTTGTTTGTATTGCCGCTGGCCGATGACAACACCAACACTAATGAAGTACATGGCCTTGACGAATACCAAATTAAAGATGTGTTTGCAGTGATGATTGTGATCCCCTGCTCTGCAGGTAATGCCCATAGCGATATGCAAATAAAGCAATTGCGCAGTGATGTTAAAACCGCTGTAGCAGGTTGCCAGTTCGCAGGTTGGAACCCTATAAAGCTTGATAAGGGCCGCACAATTGAGCTTAGCAAGCAAACTAATAACTTAATTTACCAGTGCCAGTTTAGTGTAACTGGCCTACATACCGTAACTGTGAAGGTGATGCCATGAGCAAACAGACCGAGCCGCAATCGAGTAAACCCGCTGAACAACAGGCTGACGTTAACATAACGCCTAAAATGTCCCGCGCGATGACGATTGCCCAAAACGTTAACCAGGCTTTAGCTAAAGCAAAAGGTAACAGAGACGAGATAGCCGGCGCTTTTAACTTAAAAAGTGGTGAGCTGATTAAAGTGGAGATTAAATCATGAGTTGGCGATTTAAAGACAAACTCATTTTAGCGGATGCGCTGGGCACAACCTTAACAGGCCTACATGCTATTTATGCCAGTGAAGTTGAATTGACCCTTGAAAGCGAAAGTGAAAAAGACGAGCTAGAAACCAGCTACAGCGGTGCCAGCCTTGAAACGTTTTACGGTGAGCATATAAGCCTTAACTTTAAAACGCCGCTTGCCATGAGTGGCACTGTGGGTAATGAGCCTGCGTTTGCCCCGCTGTTATTAGCCTGTGGCATGGTGCAAGTGGCGGATGCAAGCAGCGTTACGTTTACTAAAGGCGCAGCTGTGGCGGTTACCTGCAAAGTACGCTTTGGTAAAAACACTCACAACATTAGTGAAATGAAAGGCAATGTGAGCTTTGCGCTTGAAAAAGGCAAGCCCATGCTTAACTGGCAGTTTAAAGGGTTATTTAGTGCGCCGGTTGCAAGTGCTGCCGCCCCTGCTGTTGATTGGGATCGTTGGGTGCGCCCCGAAGTGCTCGGCGTAAGTAATAGCAGTGATTTTAAGCTTAACGATGTTAAACGTACCCTGCACAAACTCACAGTCGACTTAGGTAATAACGCGGTGTTTGACCGCGCCATTAATCACGAAGAAATAATGATTACCGGTCACGAAAGCAGCGCCAATTTTACGCTAACCGCCGAAGAACTGGCCACCTTTAACCCGTTTGATGATGTGGGCAAGGTGCAAATGTTTGAATTTACCCACGGTACCGCCGCAGGTAAAAAAGTAACTATTATTGGCCGCTACCAAATGCCTTGGCCTAAATACACTAGCCTGGAATCAGAATTAACTGGTTATGAGTTTGACGGCAAGTTAGTACCCAGTGGCGCGGGCTATGACGAACTGACGATAGTGTTTGAGTAATGACTATGCGATTTCAAGCAATCAATATGACAAATGTTGATACAGGGAACGTTGAATTTTACACGGTCATTGCAAAGCAAAAAGGGAAAGCGCCAAGCTACTGCAAAGACAGTAACGGCATACTTAAATTTAATAGTCTTAAAGCCGCAAAGGATGAGGCTAAACGACTTACGAATGCATATAAGTGAACTTTAAAATGAAATTAAAATTATTACACGAGTTAAATAAAGCAGCTATAAAAGCTCCACTCAATTTTGAGTTTGGTGGTGTGGTTTTTAAATTTACGGCATACATTAGACTGGTTCCTGAAAGTGAGCTTAAAGAACTTACAGAAAAACAAGGCGCTAGTGATGGCGAGATTGTACGTGAGCTGTTAGTAAGTTGGGGTGACTTTATTGATGACGGTAAAGAGGTGCCCTTTGATAAAAGCACCCTTGAAGAGCTGCTAGTGTACAGCGGCATCACTGCCCGCTTAAGCGTTGAGTGCATTAACGCCCAGTACCGTATCACTGAAAAAAACTAGCCGATGTTGCTAGGTGGTTTTTGGGCGACCTAGCAGCAGACAGTAAAACCCTTGATGACGACGAAGCCCATTTTGGCGCACCTAAAAATATTGTGCCACACGATGAGGAAACATTGTTTGTATTGCCCCAAAACCACACAGCGGTATTGGCATTAACTACCGCTAGCAGCCAATGGCAACGGGATAACCAAGGGGTAGAAATTGCCCTTGATTATGCCAGGGCTGATATAGCCTGGCGTTATGCAAATATAACCCTTAATCCCGATGATTTTGCAAAACTGCAAACCCTAGAGCGCACCATAATTGGACTAATAAGGCGACCCGATGAGCAACAACTTGAATTTGGCGTTACGCTTAAGTTATGACGGTAAAGCAGTTACCACCGGTGCGCGCCAAAACGTAAACGAACTAAACCGCATTCCCCAAGCGGTACAACGCCAAGTTGCCGCAAATCAGCAATTAGGTGCCAGCCAAGCCCGTATTATGCAACAGCAAGGCGCAATGACCCGCCAGTTGGGGTTAATGAATACAGCCTATGGGCAAATAGGTGCAACGCTCACGACATTAGTGGGCATTGGCACGGCAACCATGTTTGTGCGCGATACGGGCGCAGCCCAGTTGCTTGATACCCGCTTAAAAGGGTTGACGGGCTCAGCTGAAAACTATGCCAAAGTACAAGAGTATTTATTTGCCACCTCTGACCGATTAAACACCGGTTACACCACCCTTGCAGACTCTTATAGTAAAATTTTAACCCTGCAAGAAGTAGGCGTTGTTACCCAAACTCAAGGTAAAGCCATTTTAGAAGGCATGGCTAACGCCGCCGCTAAAACAGGTGCGAGCAATGTGCAGCTTGGACAAAGCTTATTTGGTATGACTCAGGGCATGACTGCCGGCGTTTTACGCGCGGAAGAGTTAAACCAAGTAACAGAACCCATGCCGGGGCTTTTACAAAAACTTGATAAAGCAGCAGGCAAAGCCGCCGGCGGTTTTAGGCAAATGGTGAACGATGGTCAAGTAACCAGCCAAATGTTTAAAAATTACCTCATTAAGGCATTAAATGATTATGCCGGTGCGGCCGAGGCCACTGAGGGTAAAATAAACACCAGCTTTGCGGAAATGGGTAACGAGTACCAGCGCTTAATACGTAAATACGAAGAGCCAGTAAATTTTGCTGTAACTAGCGTGGTTGACTCAATTACCGATACCATGGCGTATTTACGCCAAAATGAAGACGCTGTTGATAATTTGGTATTTGCTACCGGTGCATTGGCTACGGTATTAACAGGCCATTTAGTAGCGGGTTTAAGCGCCAGTGCTGCGGGTTATGTTGCTAATGTGGCCGCTAAGAACCGCGCGTTAATTGCGGATGCAGCCCTTGCAAAACAAAACCAAGCTAATGCGGTATTAGAGCTACAGCGCGCCGCACAAATGAAAGCATATGCACAACATACGCTTGCTGTGGCTAACACTACTAATTTACGTACTGCTGCTGTTGCCCGTTTAGCCGCTGCTAATACCCGCTATACAGCAACACAAGCTGCCGCAACTACCGCAACCAATATTTATACTGCTGCCGCTGGGCGAGCGACCCTAGCAGCGCGTGGCCTTAGTACCGTAATGGGGTTATTAGGTGGCCCTGTAGGTTTACTTGTTACCGCAGGGCTTGGCCTTGCTTACTTTGCAAGCCAGGGCGATGACGCTACCGATTCCGTTAATAAACTTAAAGAAGCCAGTAAAGACCTAAACCCGTATGCCAATTTAACCGGTAGCCAAGCGCAAGGCTTACTGCTAATGGCTCAAGGGCGTATTAAAAACGCGATTCAACTTGCAGATGAAGCACGGGATCGTTTTAACAACCCATTCTTAAAAGGTAGGTTTTCTGACGTAGAGGCGGCTGAAAAACGCGTTACCGACCTTAAAAATGAAATTGTGGCACTGCAACAAGTACTCGCAATTAAAGAAACTGAAAAGCCTAAGCCTGCCCCTGTTAGCTCAAGCGCCCTGCCCGACAACATTAAGCGTTTAGAAGTAAGCTTAATGGGCGAAGAGGCCCGCTTAAAAGACAGTTACGAAAAACGCAAGCAAATGGTGATCGTTGCCCGTGAAAACGATGCTGCTAACAAAGTTAAATATGACGCCATTTTAAAGCAGCTTGATGTTAAATACGGTGAAGACCTAAAAACCATTGCACAAAAACGTGAAACCGAAAAAACACGTATACAAAACCAAGCTGAAGAAAAACGTAAAAACGATTTACAGCGCGACTTAGAAAACCGTATTGCTACTGTAAAGGGTTTTGCTGGGCGTGAGGCACTGGCCGCTTACAACAATGAACTGAGTGTAGAGCAAGCACGCCAACAGGCGCGGGTTGATGCTAAGCGACGAAGCTCTATTGGTGTCAAAGATGAAAAAGAAGAGCTTGTTTATAATGCTAACAATCAAATTTTACAGTTAGAACGTGAAAAAGAATTACTAGCAGCGAGAGGTTTTCAAACTCAAAAAGAAGCAGACGAGGAAGCCCACCAAGAAAGGTTAAGAGAAATACAATTGCGCAATAAGCGTGAGTGGGCTGATGAGAACATAGCGCAAATACAGGGTTTTAATAGCTTAGCAGAGCAAGAGGATACCGCACATTTACAGCGTTTAATGGGTGCATTTGCAGATCAATATGCACCTGCAATGAAAAGTCAGCTTGTAGCATTAGCTAGCTTTGAAGCACAAACAAATGCTGAGAAAGCTAAAACAGTTGTAGGTATTGGTGCAGCCACGTTTAAAACTATGGCTGGCCAAAGCAAAACAGCGTTTAAAGCCTACAAGGCGTTTGCTATTGCGCAAGCGGTTATTAATACCTACCAAGGCGCAACAGCGGCGTTTACATCGCTGGCTCCTATTCCTATTGTTGGCCCTGTACTTGGTGGTGTTGCAGCTGCAGCTGCTGTATTAACGGGCTTACAACAAGTTCGCCAAATAAAAGCTCAGCAACCGGCTGGTATTGCGCACGGTGGTTTAGATTATGTGCCGAATGAATCTACCTATGTATTACAACGCGGTGAGCGTGTATTAAGCCCGAAACAAAATACAGAAATTAGCCAAATGGCGCGGCGTTACAATGCAGGCGGCGCTGCTAATGATGCTGGTTCTGGCGGGGTTAGTATTAGTATTACCAACCAAATTACGGTGCAAGGCTCAACTAATGAGCAAAACTCGCAAGCAGTTGGCCAAGACATAGCACGCCAAGTAGTGGGTGTTGTTGTGGCTAATATACAAAGTAATGGCGCAATTATTCGTGCGGTTCGGGGCGCTGCTTAACTTTTTGTTGTGTTTTATAACCAGTTAGCTATGATAAATGCGCTTTACACTATATAAACGCTGTATGTAAAGCGGTTTCCAGCCGAAAGCTTACCCCTTAAATTTTATACTCGTTACCAGTGTTTTATTATGAAACTTGGTAACGATGCAACCACTCCCCTTACCCAAACGGCCTAAGATTTCTAACTTTACGTTAGTGCCCAATAGCCAAACTCATTTAAACAAAGCCAATAACGCCACTGAGGTTTATGACCTTGAAGGTGCTTACTGGGAATTTGAAATTGAACTTGCCAATGTGCCTGAGCGTGATGCATTAGCCCTTGATGGCTTTATTGCCAGCCTACGCGGGCAAGTGGGCACGTTTACCTTAATTGATTACCGCCGTGAGCAGCTAGATAAAGACTTTACGGGCTATGTGCGCGGTGCAAACCAAGACGGTAATATTTTAAATTTATATGCGCTACCCGCTAACCAAACCTTACTGGTTGCCGGCGAACGTATGCAAGTGGGCGTTGGCCAAAACACTGAACTTAAAATATTAACGGCTGACTTGGTAAGTGACTCAGTTGGCCAAGCGACGGCTATTTTTGAGTCTCCTGTACGAAAAATACCTGAAGAAAATACCCTTATTACATTTAAGCAACCAGCTGGGTTGTTTCGACTTGCTGATAATAAGCAAGGGCTTGCTAGTGCGCAGTATAAAAACGGCATAGTTACCAGCTGGAAAATTAAAGGGCGTGAGGCGTTTTAATGGAGAGCTTAAACTCAGGTTTACTTGCGGATTTAGCCACCAGTGGCCGTGCTCGTTTTTTTGTGCGACTTGCGCTTAAAAGTGGCGATGTATTGCTGCACACAGGTGTAGGCGAGCGCCGCTTTGCTAATTTAACTTGGCACGGCGTGGGTATGCTTGGCACTGTTAGCGAAATACCCGCTAATGATAATAACGACAGCGCCCGCATACGTTTAACCCTACACACTCAAGACCAAGCAATTTTAGCCGAAGTGGCCGAGAACGACCCGATAAGCCAGGCCTGCGAAATTTACCTTGTTACTGTTGATGAACATTACCGTGTTAGCCAAAGCCAGTTACTTGAAAGCGGCTACATTGTGGCATGTGATGTAGAACGCGGCGATGTATCGCAAGTGCAGCTTAGTGTTGCAGGTGAAAGTGAGCGCTGGAAAGACGCACGGCTACACCAACGTTGGAATGATGCGACCCAAAAAGCACTTTACCCGGGGGATGTGTTTTTTAGTGAGCAAGCCACGACCAACAAACAAAACCTTCCTGATACACAACCTGGTAAATACATAGGAGGCAACCGCTATGAACGCCAGCGCTAAACTTGCTGCTTTTATAAACCGCCGCAACTGTGAACCCTTTAAATGGGGTAAAAACGATTGCTGCTTATTGGTAGCCGATTGGGTGCTATTTGCAACCGGTAACGATGTGGCTGATGATTTTAGGGGTAAATACCGCACTAAAAGTGGCGCATTTAAACAACTATTTAAACGTGGTTTAAACGATGTTGAAAGCGTGTTTAAAGACCGTTTAAACCCCGCTATACCTATTAACTATGCTCGACGTGGTGACTTGGCTTTAGTTGAGTTTAAAGGCGAATTTGTAGGCGGCATTGTAACCGTTAACGCGGTGGTGTGTGTTGGCGAAAATGGCTTAGTGACGTTACCAATGGACACAGTAAAAGCGGTTTACCCATTGGAGCCGCGAAATGTCTAAGGTAGTTGATACGGTTGTAAATGTTGTAGACAGCATATTTGAAGTAACAGGGCTGGGTGCGCTTTGGGACTCACTATCGCCTGATGTGCCTGAAAAAGATTTAGCCACGCTTGGCCAAGGCTTACAAAAAGGCATAGACCAACCCCGCCGTATTACATTTGGTCGTGACCGCGTTGGCGGTGTTATTGCCCACCAAGCTGAAGTTGAAAAAGGCGGTAAAAAATGGATGCAGTTAATTGTATTGATTAATGGAGCCCCTATTGATGCCCTTGAAGAAATTTACATTGCTGATAAAAAACTCACTGATTACCCACGAGAAAGTTGGGATTACTCTTTAAGCGATGGCCGGCAAACCACAGCTAACGCAAAAGCGGTGGCTAAAATGGCGGGATGGACGAGTAAACATGTTGGCTTTGGCCAAAGCTATGTTTTTATTGAAATGGAAAATAATCGTGAAGTGTTTGAAGATGGCATAAACGATATGGGCTTTTTAATACGGGGTGCCCGTGTATGGGACCCAAGAGATACAGCCCAAAACCCTGACGATGAAAGTACCTGGCTTTGGAGTCAAAACGCCGTACTGTGCGCCCTGCACTATGTGCGTTTTTATGGAGCCCATGAGGTTCCTTTTGAACGTTTACCGTTACAGTGGTGGATTGCTGCCATTAACGTGTGTGATGAAGATGCCGAATTTACCGACGTTGAGGGCGTTGTTACCACCGAGCCGCGCTACACAACCAATGGTAGCTTTACATTTAGCTCAAAGCCACTTGAAGTGTTAGGCCAGCTTGAAGCGTGTTTTGCGGGCAAAATATTTAGACAAATGGGCCAGTGGTATGTACGTGTTGGTGCCTGGTATGGCGAACCGACCTACACCATTAATGCTGATGATGTTCACGGTAATATTAAAATTAAATGGCATGCTGATTTACGAGAGCGCGCTAATGTTGTGCGTGCTACGTTTACCGACCCCGAACAAAACTACGACCGTACAGACGCGCCGCCTGTTGTGTCTGCTGGGTATCAGGCTATTGATAATCAAATATTAGAAAAGTCTATATCACTCCCCTTTGTGCGCAGTAGTACTACAGCGCAACGCCTGGCGACAATACATTTAGAACAAACACGTTTAGGCGAAATAGAGTTACCCCTCAAACACAAAGGCTTAGCTGCAGCTGTTGGCCGTACTGTGTACTTAAACTTACCTGGCGAATCGATAAATAATAAGGTTTACCGTGTAACAGAGCGCCGCTTTAGATTAGATGGTGGCGTGACCTTAATGTGTGTTGAAGACGGCCCCGATTTATGGGCTGATAACATAATACCTGGTGCGCAGGATTTAACCCCAAACAGTGACTATTTAGTGGGTAAACCTCAGCCTGTTTTTGATGTGCGGGTAACATTAGATGGCGATGCTAATGGTATTATAAAGTGGAATCACCCTACCCCGCTTGCTGTGCATGAATATGATATTGAGTTTATTAATACTGCCGGTAACGAGCAGGTATTTAAAACATCAGTAACATACACCCAAGTAACTATTCCTAACTTGCAACTGGGAGAATACACCGCGCGCATTAGCGCTAAAAACATATTTGGCCAGCGGTCACACCTTGTTGCTGTGCAATTTAGTGTGCTGACCCCTACCTTGCCGACTGTGTATGTAACTGTTGATTATAACCAAATTACATTAACCGCTAATATTGCCGCAGCAGGCATTGGTACAGCGTTTGAATGGGAGTTTTTGGGCACTGCAGCACAGCCGCAAAGCGGCGAACGTGTGTTGGCACAGATTTATAACCGTATTGGTTTAAAAAGTGAAACAGAGTATAAATTTAGAGTGCGCAGCGTTAATCACCTGGGCGCAAGTGACTGGGTTAATGTAACAGCCACTACGACCACCGTTGATTTAACTAAGTACATTAATAATGTTGAATTAACCCAGCTAAGCGAAGATGCACAAACTTTAATTGAGGATATGAATCAGCAAGTTGATCGCTTACGCCCTGGCACTGAAAACAACCTGCCCGATGTACTTGAACAAACCGTTAGTGATTTAAAGCTTGAAAAGCGCCACCGCCAAGATATTGAAAAAGGCGTACTCGATTTATCCGCAAATTACACCAATTGGCGACAAGAATACGAGCGCCGCCAATTAGGTAACGAGCGCTTAATTGATGCCGTGGTATACGTTGACCCTGAAAACGGTTTAATCGTTAACCGTGCGTTTTCATACACCGATGAAGCATTTAACGAAGCTAACTTATTAATTGACGGCGTAAACGCAAGCATAGCATTGCAAGCTAACCGCATTACACAAAGTGATACCCGTTTAGCACAAGCCGAGTCTGAGCTTGAAGTGCAAGCGGGGCAAATAAGCCAACGTGCCACGTTTACAGAAATGCGTACCGAAATAGCTGGTGCAATTGCTGCCCTACGCCCTGCGTATAGCTGGCAGTTTAATAGTGGTGATGAGGGCTTTACAGGTGTTGAAAGTTATAACGCGCTAGGTTTTATTGTTGCCCTTAGCCCTATTACTACCCCTGAAATAAGCTATAACGCCCAGCAAAACCCCATGTTTCGTATTCGTGTACGTAAACATGCCGATACCCTTTGGCGTGGGCAAATAAGTGTTAATGGCGGGGCTACAACCATTACGGTACCTGAGCCTGCAAGTTTAGATTGGCATACCATTCAACTAGATACTGAGGGCACAGCGGGTTACGTCGGTAACATTACCAGCTTGCAATTTGACCTCGGCCAGTGCGACATTGACGCCATTGAAATAGGTAAACGTGGCGCCAATGATTTAGCGCTAAAAGATATAAAAACCCGCACCACTGAGCTTATCAGCGACATTAACGCCGCTGAGGGGATAATGGGCCAGTATGCAACAACTATATGGGTTAACGAGCTTGGCTACCAAACCGAATCGAGCGTTAATCAAATACTCGACACGTTTAACACCACATACAAAGTAAGCGCCACATTACAGCAGTTTACGGATAATGGAACGCTTGAGAAAGCCAATGCCGCCCAGCAGTTTATAGATGGCGCTCAGGCGTATATTAAGAACCAAATAACCGCATTTAATGCCGCTGAGGGGGGTGTAAATGCGAAGTTCACTAGCGTAGAAAGTAAGCTCGATGCCCTTGAGGGTTCAATAACCAATAGCTTAGAGCAAATAAACGGCATACAAGATGATTTAACGGTTAAGGCGCAACGCATTGCTGCAGCCGAGCAATCATTGCAAGTTAATGCCAGTGATATTGACTCATTATCGTTATTTTCTTTGCAGTTAGAAACCGCAACGAATGACAACAAAAGCCAATTACAAAGCTTAAATACAGCGTTTACCTCAGAGCAACAAGCCAGTGTTACGCGTGACGAGCAATACCAAGCTGAATTTGAAAGTGTAACGGTGAGGTTTAACGACGTAACCACAGCGATAGCTACGATTGATCAAGCGAACACTATTCGCGACCAAGAATTTGATTCGTTTGTAGCAGATACCATTTCAAGCTTTGACGAAGTGGCCGAAACCTTTGCAAGCCAAAATCAAGCCTACACAACGTTACAGCAAAACCTAACCTCAAAAATTGATACTGATACGGCTAATGCAAAAGCGCAGGCAATCGCCACGGCGCAAGAGTACACCCGTACTGCCGTAGGTTACTGTTTAGATGCCCAAGGCAACATCACAAGCAGTAACGATGCCGTGCAATGTGTTGCTGATGGTGGTTCGTGGGTTAATGGGCCATTGGCTGAATTTATTGCAAACATGCAAATAAGTGACGGTGCCAATAGCGCCAGCATTAAGCAACTACGCCAAGTATTTAAAACGGTAGATGGCCAGTTAGTTGCCCGTGGCGGTTGGCAGTTAGACAACAACGGTCGCGCTGTGGGTGTCGTGGGGTACAACGATGGCCAAGTGGGTAACTTAGACTTGGTGGGCGATGTAATACGTCATGGTGTTATGGTGGGGAATACGTTTGTGCCCACGTCATACATTGACAACACAGACCCTGCGAACCCAGTTCATACATTTAGAGGGCGCATGGTGTTAGGTGATGGGTATCCTGTCAATAGTGTTGAGGATATTAAAGCGCAGGATGGTAAAGACGGTCGAGATGGTAAAGACGGTCGAGACGGTGCCGATGGTATCCCAGGAACTAAC